GATGTTCAAGCAGGCGATGCTGCTGCTGATTGGGTATTACTTTGAAGAACGCACGATGATGGGCAACGAATTAATCACGGGCGGGTTCAAAGCGTATGAAAACCTGCTGGCCCGACTGAAACGGAGCAACTACCCTTGAGGCAAAAGCCCGGCCAGTACCGCGACCGAATCCACATCTACAACGAAACGTCGGCAGACGGGTCGGACGACCCGGCATTTGCCACGACGCTGTGGCGTGACTTGCCGTGCAGCATCACGGCGGTGACGGGCGGCGAGACTTACCGCGGGCGGCAGATTGAGGCGACCATCACGCACGTCATCGAAATGCGTTACTACGCTGGAATCCTGCCGAACATGCGAGCATACCAGCCACTGACGCAAACCTACTACGAAATCCGAAACTGTCTGAGCATGGACAACAGCACGCGGATCATGATGCAGGTGACGGAGGTGGTGCTGTAATGGCGAAAAAAGAACGCTTTGCCGGGGCACTTGAGATTGCACAGGACATCGACATGGATGCGATGCTGTCCAAGCTGGCCGGCGAGATGAAACTGAAGGGGATCGAATCGGGGCTAAAAAACGTCGGGCAGATGGTTATTGCCGAGGCCCAGCAACGTGTGCCGCGAAGCTCCCAGACGGGAACCAAAAAGAAATGGTCACGCAGCTACCGGGAGCGATACAAGAAATCGACACCGCTGCACACGCAGTTCGTGCTCAAACCAAAAGAATATCGCGGCGGAAAAGTGCTGGCGGTTGTTGTCCGCGTCAAGTATCCGCAGGGGGCGCATGGGCATTTAGTAGAGTTCGGCCACCGAAGCGTCCTTTGGGGGCGTCGCACTGGCGGAATGGTTCAAGGTAAGCGGTTTATGCTCCCGGCTATCGAAGCATCCCGCCTGCGTGCAGACGCTGCGTTTAAGTCGGGACTGGAAGCGGCAATTGTGGGGGCTGGTGGCTGATGGACATCGCAACCAACTTAAAAGCCTACCTGAAAACGAAAACGGCTGTTACGACACTGGTCGGCAGCAATGACGCAGCCCGCATTTTTATTCACGACGCGAAAGAGGGCGTGCAGTTGCCGTTCGTCGTCATTGTCATCCTGACCGGAAGCAGCGAAGTCCATTTGGCTGGAGCCAGCGGGATTGCCACAAACCGAGTGAGCGTCATCAGCTACGGGGCAACGCACGCGGCGGCCTATGAATTGGACAAGACAATCAGGCTGTGCCCGCTTCTGGGATACCGGGGCGCGATGGGCGGCGGGTTCGTGCACGCCGTTGACGACGACCAAGGCTTTGAGTGTGGATATGACCCGCCAGTAAGCGGTTCAGCACAAAAGCGTTATTGGGTCATGCGAGATTATTTGTTCGTCCACAAGGAAACCAGCGACTAGGAGGATTTGAGACATGCCTAACACACGAATTGACACAGGCCACGGCGGAACGATCACGTTCGGCACAAGCAGCCGCGGCATGAACTGGCTGACGATTGATCCGGGCGAGCGAGTGCGCCCGGCAATTGACATCACGCATTTGGCCAGCACCGCGCCAACTTACATGGCCGGCGACCTCGAAGAGCCGGGCGAAGTGAAGCTGACTTTTCAATGGGACCCAGCGGCGACTGCCGGCTGGTACGCCACCAGCACGGCTGCCGAGACGATCACCATCACTTGGCCGGTTGCTCCTGGCGGAACCACTGCCGCAAACTACGCCGGCACGGGACTGGTGACCAATGTCAAGTTCCCCAACCTCGCCACGGCACAAGTGCAGACTGGCGAACTGACCGTGAAATGGACAGGCAGCACGCCTCCAGCATGGACAGCAGGCAACTAACAGGAGTTCATCCAGATGGCAGAACGTGTACGACTGGCACCGCACCCGGCCAGGAACAAAGACGGCGATCCGCTGTTTCCGCAGCTGCGGTCGATTATCGCTGACGGTTACGGTCTGGTCGGCTACACCGGCGACCCGCCCTATCACCGCGTCCAGTTCATCAACTGGTACGCCTCGCAAGAGCCGTGGATTGTGACTGCGGTCAAGGTGCTGGTTGAGACGGAGTTCGGCGTCCGGCCTGACAGCATCGACAGCGTACCCGAACCGATTGCCACACCAGAAAAAGAGGAGGACGACGACTAATGGCCAATGAAATCAGCGTAACAATCGGGGCGTCCGTCACGAACGGGCAGCTGCGGCAGACGAGTGTGACAACGACAACGCAGTTTAACCAGACAACGCAGCGGGCGGGCAGTGTTTGCCAAGACGTTGGCACAAGCGAAGAGGCCGTGAGCTTTGGCGATGGCGTGCCGGGTTACATCGTTGCACGAAATCTGGACACAACCAACTTCGTCAGTCTGCGGTTTGTAACAGGTGGAGCAAACGCAGTTCGCTTGCCTGCGAATGGCGGGTCCGCTTGCTTCCATCTCGGATCAGGCGTCAGTTTGTTCGCCATCGCAGACACGGCGGCATGTAAGGTTAAGTTTGATTGGTACAACACTTAGGAGCAGATGATGAATCGAGAGCAGTTTCTACGCGGTCGTGCAGCCAAGGTTGTCGAGGTCGAGGTGCCGGACTTTGGCACGGTCAAAATGCGGGAACTTCCTGAATCCGTGCGGGTGCGGGAGTTTGACAATTGGCTGCGACCTGGCGAAAGGGTGAATAAGCAGCGACAGCAGGACGCACGGCTGAAGATTGTCAGCCTGTGCGTGGTTGGCGAAGACGGACAACCGTACCTGACCGACGCAGACTTCCCGGAAATGCGGCAAATGCCAGCGGCAATCATCAGCAGGCTTGCGGATGTCGCCATGAACATGGCCGGACTGAGCGATGACGACATCGGGGACAAGCTAAAAAAAACATCAGCCGAATAGTCTACAACCCTCGGCGAATGCTGCACCTGCGCCTCGCCGAGATTGCTGGTGATTTGGATGTGGACGCAGTGGCAGATTCGCTGACCAAGGAGCAGCTGCTGGAGTGGATGGCATACGGTTGTCTGTGCGGCTGGTTTGTCAATCCAGACGACATGAAGCAGGGCGGGATGGACGCCGAGGACTCGCTCGAATTTTTCAAAGGACTAGGCAGTGGCCGGAACAACGATTCATAGTTTGGCGTACATCGTCACGGCCAACACTGCCGACTTTGAAAAGGGCATGATTGCTACCCGTCAAGAACTGCGGGCCAGCAAGAAACTGATGGAGGAATCCGTACCTGCCATCCAGAAGTATCAAGCAGCAGTCGGGAATGTTGACAATCTGCTGGCCAAAGGGCTGATCGACAAACGGGCACATACCGACGCCATCTCCCGGCTGAAAACCGAATACGGGCAGATGAGCAAGTCGGCTGAGCTAATGGCATCTGGAACCGAAAAGTTTACCAACTCGCTGCGTGGAATGGTCGCCGGTGCCGCTGGCATCTTTACCGTCTCTAAGGCCATCGGGTCAATCAAGGAGCAGTTTCTGGAAATTGACGCCACCGTCAAGGATGCGGAAAAACTTGGCATTGCAATTGATGACTTGATGCGGCTGCGGGGCGTGGCTGACATGGCGGGCGATGTCTCGGCGGAGACAGTGGATAAGTCCATCGCCAAACTGAACATGCAGATCAAGCATCTGCGGGAAGGCAGCGAAGATGCTGTTGACCTGTTCAAGCAGATTGGAATCACGGCCCAGGACTTGGAGGGCTTGGACCTGGGCGACGCCTTCCTGAAAGTCGCGGATGGGATTGCGATGATTGATGGTGCGGACAAGCAACTCGCAGTAACACAAGAGATTCTGGGCAAGGGTGCCGGCGACCTTGCCAACATGCTAAAGATGGGCGGCGATGAAATCGAGCGGATGGGCAAGGCCATCCCGGCTGTAAACGCACTGGATGCAGAGAAGATTGCCGCGGCAAAAGACGCAATGGAAAAAATCGAGCGTTCGATGACGGGTATTGCGCAGGTCTTGGCTGTGATGATGGCTCCGGCAATCGAAAAGTTCGCCGACGCCATTCGCTACTTTACTGGCGACGAATCGGCCCTTGGAGTGCCCGAGCAGATCGGACTGCGGAACTTTGCCACGGCACAAAACATGCTGGGTTCAGAGCAGATTCAAAAGAACATCGGAATGTACAAGTCCAACGCATCGCTCGGCGGTCAATTCAATCAGTTCATGAGTGCCGCCAGTTCAATCAACCCAGACTTCAACATTGCCGGCCTGCGTGCGGCCTCGCCCGAAGCTGCTCGCATCATCAACATTCTGGAAACTGGCAGGTTCGGTGCGATTAACAACATGACCCGCCAGCAGACCGAGGCCCAGCAGAAATTGTTTGAGCAACTGCTGAACGAAGTGGTGCGGATGCGGGAGGCCCAGGAGCAGGCCAACAACCAGACACAATCAGAGGGAGCGAAGATTGAATAATGGCTGACCTCATCAACCAAACGCTGACCAAACGGATTCAGGACGGGTTCCTCCAGTACGACTACACGGAAACCTATCAGGTAACGGCCTCAGGCATTGCGGCGGCATGCCTGGCGTCTGGAGTGCCACAGATTGGGCAGGCCGTGCTGCTGACCGGCACCAGCGATTATGTCTGGTGCCACAGCCAAACGCCATCTCGCCGCAGCGACCGCGACGCCAAGACGCTGTTTAACGTCACCTGCCACTTTTCAAACGCAACCACCAAATATGAGCGGGACGTTGACGGCAACCCGGTCAGTAACCCTGAAGACATCGTGCCGAAGGTCGATATTTCATTCGACGAATATTCCGAACCAGCGACCGATGCACATTTGATCGGGTTTACTGACGCCAGCGAAACCGACCCGTTCACGGCTGCCATCAAGACGCCACCTCCCTATCTGTCATCCCGCCAAAGCGTTGATGTCGGAAACTTTATTGGCGGCCCAGTCGTCAATTCTGCGAACGACGCGGTGCCAAACATCCAGCAGCGGAGGCACAACAAAAGGATCACCTACTGGACCTGGCATCGAAACTGGGACTCGGCGTGGGAGCAGTATCTGGACAAGGTCAATCAGTTCCAGCTTGTCATTTCGCAGTACGACCAAGAGGGGATTCGGCTGCAGTATTCTTTTGCCCCGCTCACGGTCGTGGTGAACGACCTAATCAAGGAAGACCACTGGCGGAACGGCAGGCTGTACTTCCGCCGAGGCATCGCCATGATGCACAACCCACGCGGCTGGCTGACCAAGATCAACGACGAAGGATACAACGAGGCCTTGTTTAATGGCCAGTACAAGGGCGGTGGTGCGACAACTTACACAACCAGCGACCTTACCACGAACGACCCGATGAGCCGCACGCTTACCACGTACAAGGCCCCGGTTGTCGAAGAATCGATTCCACTAAAAGACGAAGGAACAGACGGCATCTATGTTGCCCCGGCGTCGATGATTCCGCTCAATGGCTACGGACGACAGCTTGGCTGCAGCACACCAAATCAGACCGCCGAAGAAACGCCCAAGGCCGGCTGGTATTTAACCTACCGGCCAGCTGATTTTTCGCTGTTGGGGATTCAGTAATGGAATTGTCGCCAGACGATATTCGGGCACTGCGGGAGTGGAAGGCATGGCTCAGGACCAATAGCCAGCGGGCAATCGAGATTCCGCCAGTTTGGCATCAGCCCCCGCGCATGGTCACCAAAGGCCGACCGATGAAGCTAATCAAAGCTCCATCGGGCGGCATACCTGGGCGAGTCGGCACCCTGCTTGGCGGCGTCATCTGCGACGTGTGGAAAGAAAGCTACACCACGCAGCAGATTGAAGACAGCGGAGGCCAAATCAAGGTGATGAACTGGACGACCTCGGCTGTGTGTGCAAACGGCGACCGGTACGGCATCGCTGCTTGGATTAACGGTGGCTGGTACATCATCGCCGAGGATTGCAACGATGAAGGCAGCACGCTGGAAAGTGCAATAGGAAGCGGTACGGCTGGAACTATCAGCGACCCATTAGACACCGGTACGCTAACACCAGTTTCTACAGTTGGCCAGTTCCGTGAGGTTAGGTTCAGTTCAACAGCTACCGGCAGCGGTTTTGAATAGGAGTAAAAATGGCTACGCTGACAAAGTTCTATTCTTTTGTGGAGAAAATCCACGAAGGTGCAATAAATTTAGGAACAGACACAATCAAAGTGATGCTGGTTAGTGACGCGCCAAGCGTGTCATGGGATGAAAAAGCAGACGTGACCGGCGAGTTATCAACGTCCAACGGTTACACGGCTGGCGGTGCCACTGTGACGATCACGGCAAGCAGCCAGTCAAGCGGTCTTTATACGCTGATGGCAAGCGACGTTACATGGACCGCAACATCGGGCAATCTAGGAGGCGGATCGTTCCGCTATGCGGTCTATTACGACGACACGGCATCGGGCGACCCTTTGCTATGGTGGGCGGATTTTGGCTATCTGGTGACCGTGGCGTCAGGGCAGAGCTTTACCCTTGATCATGACCAGACGAGCGGTTTGTACTACAGCACCTAGGTGAATAATGGTCGGACTGCTTGGATGCGGATGCTGCAACGGCGGACCATGCTGCCCACTGGCGACCCCTGATTGGTCGGAGTCGTTCGCCACTACGCCAACGCTTGCTGATCCGTGGGATGAAGTAACCGAAATCAGCGGCAGCGGCTGCAAGTCCATTTGCCCGGCACCGTCATCCACGCCAACGACTAAGACAAGCCGACTGCGAATTGACGCCGACAGTGCATCGCCGATCTATCTTGGATTCACAGGCTGGCCGAACGGCGGTTTCTGGTTCAGCCAATGGACGCATCAAACGGCTACTACTGGAGAACCGATAACTAGCAGCATGCAAAACTGGACGGCACCAGTGCCGTCACCAGGGCAGACCAATTCGCTGGCAGTGTCGATTACACACCAGCTAATCTTCCAAGTCGGCAGCGACACAATCCGAACTGGTGCGTTCCATTCTTGGCAGAAGGATGTTTCCCGTCCGTCTGGTGGCGGGGCTGTGGTCAACAGTTATACGGCGTTAATGTACGGGTTTGAACAGGTCAACAATTCAGCACCGACAATCCAGACGCAGTATGGGCCGTTCACAATTACGGGTGCCGCTGGCCATCGGATAGCGTTTACGGTTCGGCATTTCTTTCCGGGCCAGCTAATCAGCACAGACTGCACAGC